TGTTCCCAATTCGATTATTCGCATGAGAAACGCCGCTTGGGTCTGAATCCCAAACGGCGTTTTGTCTTCAGGCTGAGCTCCGGAATTGTCTTCCGGAGCTTTTCCCTTGGCTCCATTATCCGGCACTTCCGGAACATCTTTTTCATCCTGTCCCGTGGAAACAACCTTGTACCCGAATCCAGCGTAATAATCGGCTTCGCGCTGTGTGCTGACTTCTCGCACAGCGCCGCCGTTCTGCAATCTGATCATGACAATCTCCTTTCTTCTTAGCCGATGACCGGCTTAGGTTTGGTTGCGGACACAGGCCGCCAGCGTGGAAATCTGATTTTCCAGCACCCAAAGGTCATACAGCAGATGATAGTCGATCATCGTTTCGTCGCCCAACTGGTTTTCATCCGCGCTGAAGACTTTCAGACTGTCAATTTTGCTGACGGCAATCGGAGCGGAGGAATTCATAGTCAGGAATTCAATTTGCTCCGACGTGCTGTCGGCGGTGATACCGCCCGCTTCCTGCCCGGAAGTACGGCCATCAAGGATTTTAATAACGGTCTGCAGACGCTTGGACGGAACAAAAATGCAGGGCATGTCATTCAGAAGAGCGCCTCTGTATGATACGCCATTTATGGAAATTTCCCGCTGAAAGGTAACGGAGTTGTTCGTGTTTTTGGATTCATCCCGGAAAGCCTGCTCATTTTTCAACGACACGAAGGTCACGAAGTCGGCATCATCGCCGGAATCATCCTTAACTGTAACGGACAGCTTTTTTAGGGCATTGACTACGTTGGTAGCGGCATCCGCTGCGGCTACGTTTAAAATGTGGGTTCCTTTGTAAGTGTCGCTGGCCGCGAGTTTGGAATAAATCCGGTTGAAGCGGAACATATCCTGCTCCGGAACCAGCTGCTTGCGGGCAAACTCGCGCGTCACGTTTTCCGTGGTGGCCATAAAATGGGAATCGTTCGGATCAAGACGGCCCAGCTCAAATTTAACCGCTCTGTCCATTTCCATTGTGTAGGTTTTCCATCCGAGCTTTACGCTGCCGGCAGGGTATTTGTTCACATCCGATTTGCTGTAGTTGCCGAGGCCACTGACACTCAGTTGGGCGATTTTTACATCTTTGCCGCCGCTGTAGTCAATCTGGTCATCGTTTGGTACCATCCACTGCGTGGATGATTTGGCTTCCAGCTCTTCATCGATAAAGCCTTGATATGCTTCTGCGTATTCAATATTATTTGCCATTTGAAATTAGCTCCTTCCTTATTTCACGGAAACGCCGCGCGGGCGCTTCTTCGCTTCTTCTCCCGGTTTGCCGGCAGCCGTTCCCTTGGGGACGTAGCCGTTTCCCTTGAAACGCTGTTCAACACCGGACTGGACCCCCTTGTCATAGGCGGCCTTGAGCGTCTTGATCCGCTCATCGGTGTCTTTTTCGTCCGTGCCCTTGACAAACGCGGCGAATTCGACCGGCAGGCCGGAATCGGACAGCTTCTGCGTGGTATACCCGGTGAGCTTTTCGTCCGCCATTTGTTTCTGAAGGTAAACCACTTTTTCATCGGCGGTCATTTTCTCGAAATCTTTCGCCTCTTCCAGATGCTTTTTGTACGCCTCAACGGCGTCGGTGGCCGCCTGCTGCTTGGCGGTCTCCACCTGTTCGGAAGAAAAGGTTTCAGCATCCTTTGTCTGCTGCTCTGCCTTTGCCGGCCCCTTGGGAGCCGGGTCTGCAGCTTCCGGCGAAGGATCAGCTGATTTTGCCGGATCGGCGGGTGCGGGATCAGCGGGCGCGGGGTTGGCGGGTTGGGCAGTGCCGCCACCGGCGAAGCAGCAATAACGGGGAATACCAAACTGGAAATACTTGTTTTTTCTCATTTTAATGGCTCCTTTTATAAATTTTTATATAATAAAAACGCCCTTTAAAAGGCGTTTAAAGCGGCTTATTTCCCGGTTTTCCGGTCTTTGTAGTTCTGGCTTCGGTACTGAGATTTCAGCGAGTCCCACGCGACCGGATCGGTGTATTTCAAATTCTGGAACTGGTCAAGACTGCGCGGGGCTTTTTTGCCGAGCGTAGTTTTATACTTTTCATATTGCTTCGCGTCGGCCATACCGTTTTTATACTTCTGCTCTGCCAGCAGCTCATCAGCGTGGCCTTTCACATGCTGATTGTACCAGTCCCGGTAGGTCATGCTGGCCGGGACTTTATAGGTTTCGCCTCTGCCGTTCCGCGCAATCCGGGTGTTATCGGCATCCAGCTCATCATCCGGACGGTAAGGAACGGTCTTTGAACGGCAAAACGGATGCAATGGCGGCATGTTGACACCTGGTTTTCCTTCGCTTACAAGGAACACTTTGCCGTCCATACTTCGGCAGATTTCCGAGGTTTTGTAATCCAGCACTGCGCGGAACTGAAAACGGGGCGTATCATTTTCCTGATACCCTAAAAGATTGGCTTCTGACGCCACATGGCTGTTCTCTGTGCGGATCAGGCGTCTCGCCTGATAGGCGCTCATATCCATGGCTTTCCGCAAATCCGCTGCCATCTGGCCGTTGGATGTTCCCTGAACCGCCCCACTGGTGACGATCCGGTTCAGATATCGGGCAAGGGACACGCGATGATCTCCCCAAATACGGTCGGAATAATTTTTGGCCTTCCACGCAGTGGAAACCGCCGCCTGTATTTGATGGGTGCTGATACGGTTAAAAGCGCTTCCAAAGCCAATAAACTGCTGGGAGTCAAAGATCGTTTTGTAATAGACTTCATCAAAAGTTTTTGTCAGGCTCTGCCCGGTTGCTTCCGCATAATTGCCGTAAAGTTCGGTAGCCAGCATATTCAGCTGAAGAATCAGAAATTCTTCCCGGCTGACCGCGTGCCGGCGATATATCTTATCCAGCAGCTTTTTAGCCACCGTGTCCTGTGGATGCTGTTGCGAGAGCCGACGATATTTTTCCAGTGTCATATTCAGTTCAGTCCGGTCGGACAAAATTGCCTTTGCCGCCTGATAGCTGATTCCTTCCTTGTCGGCGTATTTCCGGTAAAAGTCGTTGACTCTCCGCTGCATTTCACGAGCCGAACGTTTAAACCAGCGGGTGACAAGCTGCGCCTTCCGCTGTGCGTACTGGAATTCTTTTTTCGCGTTTTGTTCTGCTCGATCCATCCAATAATCAAAGTTTTCCAATTAGAAAACCCCCTCGGCCTCTTTGGAACCATCATCTGAGGATTCGCCGCCGTCGCCGGTGTTTTCTTCTTCTGCCTGTTCCTTCTGCTTTTTCTCCAGCTCTGCGGCGGGATCGTCAATCTCCGGATACAGCCCAATCAGCGTCTCTTCGGAGAGCACGTCGCGCAGCAGATTAATCGTCTGCGCCGCCTCATAGGTGTTGGCCACCGCCGAACGGTCGAAGGATAGTTTCACGTCGCGCCAATCGTATTTTGTATTCTGCAGCGCGTTGATATATTCGGTGATCAGCCGGACTTTCTTTGTTTCGGAAGAACGAAAATAGGTTTCTTTTTCAATGCACAGTTCTTCAAGTCCAAACAGCTTATATTTAATGGCCACTCCGGAGAGATTTCCGGCAAACTCTTCATCCGTCAAATTCGGCACCTGGCTTAAAAAGAAAATATCCTTGAAAGTCCGGTTTTTATGGTTTTCCGCTGTGGTATCGTCAGAATCCTTCGTGATAAAGTCCGGCTTACATCCGGTCGGAGCGAAAATGGTACGGTTTTCCTTCATGACTTTCGCGCTCTCCGAGGCCGACAACTCGTTTCCATTTTCATCTTCGGCGCTAAGGTCATCAATGCCCTCGAAAACAAGGTAGGCGTCGGAAAAATAATCTTCATTATTCTGCGTGTCGCTGACCGCTTTGTCGTAAGTATCAATCTGAGGAATCACATCCTCAAAATCGCCCTTCAGTTCAGCGTTGTTCATGCGGATGATAACCGGAACGTCGGAAAAGTTATGGCTGAATTTTTCCTGCAGCTGCCACTGGCTGCCGCGCCGGCGTGTGAAATTATAAACGTAATATTTGGTATAAACATCCACGTATTCCACATCATCATATTTGCTGTCTATGCTGACAAGCTTATAGGGGCGAAGAACCATTGTAAGAAAATTCGCCGGTGTCTGGCTGAAAACAGGGATCATTTCGTTTGCCTGATAATACTGCGTTTTGAGTTTTCCTTCCGGATTGATGAAAAGCAGTTCATAAGAAATTCCCTGTTTGCTCATTTCTTTTGCTTCTTCAAAATGCTTGATTTTCGTCATGTTGGAATTAATGACATCATCCAGCGCCTGCTTGTAAGCGGTTTTGTATGCGTCATCTTTGCTGTCCACCTCATATTTGACGCCGTACCCCATGAAATAGGCTGTTGCGATTTTCGTAATGTATTTTGCGAAAGAATGAGAAACTTTGTTGTTCGGCCTATCCGGATCATCCATCAGACGGCTTTGAATAGCCGTTTGATTCTGAAAGTAATTTTCAAGGGTTGACAGCCTGCGACGGTTGCGCTGGAATTTTTTCAGGCAATAGTCTATAACTTCCGGCGTCACATCGATATCATCGGCCAGTTTGATTTTTTCGGGGTGTGGCACTTTATTTTCAATATCGCCGTTCATTACAATCCGAACCTCCTTTTCCCGAATTTCAGGCGCTTTTTATTGCCCCCGCAGGCAATCGTGCGGCAGCCTTCCAGCGCATCCGGGCCATCGTCATGGTCAGCCATAGGAAAATACTGAAGCTGTTCCAGCAACCGTTTGTGCTGCCGGTTGAATTTGATATATTTATTTTCAATGTCCGGTTGAAGCGTCTGGACACGCAGCACCTTATCGGACGTCTGCTGAACTTCCTTGATCGGAAGATAAATTCCGCGCCGGGCGCTTTCTTTGGCAAGTTCGGTTTTTAGGAAATACTGAAACTGGTTGGTTTCACAGCCGAAAGCCTTATATTTTTTCCCAAAGGATTTCCTGATCCAGACCGCTTTGCTGAGTACAGCGTCAATAATGGCGCTCGGCAGCCTCCGATCCACATCGGCGTCGGCCACATACATATAGCCGGTGCTTCTCGATTTGGCAATCGTGATGATTGCGGAAAAGTCCGATTTCCTGCTCTTGCCGAGGGAAGGATCGACGAATCCGAAAAAGTCAAAGTCTTTATCGGCAAAATTGACATCGTGCGGATTGTAGTAGTCGAATTTTTCCTCATTAAACAGGCAGTCTTCCGGATCAATCGGTTCGTTTTGCTCCTCGGAATTAAAAGAGGCCGCGCCTTCCGTAACCTTCATAAACATCAGGTCGTAATAGGAAAGCTTTTCTTCCCACAGAACCTCTGTACCCTTCAGCATCGCCGCCTTATTCTTATTAAAAAAGGCCAAAGCATCCGCTTTCCGGCTCTTGTTGTTTTTGTTGGTCAGCAAAGCTTCCCAAATGTCCCACAGCGGAGAAACGGAGAAGCGAAGCACTGCTTTGTACTTGATGCTGGCATATTCCGGATTGTTCATTACGTTTACCAGCAGGCTATCATAATGCAGCACGGTTCCTATATAGACAAAATCGGTATAAGTATCGCCGCATTTTGAAACGGCTTTGTAAAACCAGTTCTGTAATTTTTGCCGCTGTTCCGGCGTCCGGACATTCTCGTCATTTTCGATATCGTCCAGCACGATGAGGTCGGGCCGCCAGTTCTTGTGCTTTAGGCCACGGACTTTCTGCCCGGCGCCTTTGGCTTGAATTTTGATTTTTGTTTTGGTGACAATAACGTCCTCGCGCCACACGCCGCCCACGATGTTTCCGAAATCCTCAATGACAGCTTCATTTTCTTCCAATTCTTCGCTGATGGCTTCAAGAAAGCTCGCGGCCTGCGGATAGGTGTCCGACAAAATCAGAATATAGTGCTTATACCGGTACAGGATCGCGTGAAGGTCATCCTTAAACGTCAGGTTCGTACTTTTCGCGTGGCCACGGGGAGCCGCGACCGCATGATGGCAACCGTCTTTGATATCGACTGTTTTAGGCTCTACATAAGGGTTGATCCCCTTCAGGACGCCGTTGCTCCAGAGTGAGTCAAGCTCTTGGTGAAACTCCGGGGAAGGCTTTGAAAAATAATGTGGAAGATAGGCACGCCCAAAAAAAGAAAGATCGAAAGCGCCAAGCTGCTTCCGGATACCGGCTTCACCGGTCAGGGCCGCTCCCGCATCCACAAGTCGGGCAAGTGCCTGCCGTTCTTCTTTATGATCGGGAAATGCGGAAACATCCAAATGTTTAATAATGAGTTGTTTAAGGGCGTTTAAATCCTGTTCGCTTTTCTCCTCATCATCGTCCGGAACGGCACTCATGATTTGGTAAAGCTTATTTAATTTCTGCTTTTTAACGTTCACCAAATTCATTTCCCTCTTTCTGCCGTTCCATTGGCCTGTAACGCGCCGACTTTTTTATTGGTGTAATTTTCCTGACTGCCCGTTATGGACGGTTTTAAAGCCCTTTAAAGGGCCTTAAAAGAAAAAATAAGAACCTTCGCAAATCTTTACCGCTATTTGGCTATGGATTGCCATCCAAACAGCGGTAAACTGTCAGGTTCTCATTCTTTATCACGGCCTTTCGTAGTGTGGGGACGAATCAACCCACTCCGCATCCGGGCGTTTTTAAAACTCTTTTAAAATCTCCAACGATAAATAGGTGATTTTTGGCTTTCCTAAAATACTGATTTCCACTTTTGCCCGCCGGCGATGCCGGTCAAGCTTTAATAACTTTACGTTTTTTCCGGCGAGAGGCCCGTTGGCAACCTGATAGGTACCGTCATGGGCAAAATGTATTTTAGACGGTATCAACGGCTTCTCCCAGCTTTGAATCCATTCTTCTTCTTTTGGAAGAAGTGGGGAAGGGCGACTTCCGTCGCATAACAACCGGATCACTCCCTGCGTCCCTTTCAGAACATAATACAGGGCGTCGGTGTACTCAACCCGGACGAACACATAACTCGGAACCACAACATAATCGCGTTCCAGCCATTTGCCTCCTGACCGAAGCACTCTCCGCTCATGCGCGACAGCGGCATGGATTCCTTTTCGGATAAGAGAATCCCGGATCGTATCTTCGGAGCCGGTCATCACCTGAAGGACATACCATTTCATAAGCTAATCCTCCGCAGACTGTTTATCCTTTTCCTGCTTCAGGACGGCCATAACCTGTTCATACAGTTCCGGATGCTTCTTTGCCAGAACGTCCGTAAGAAGCGCTTGGCTTGCGTCCAGTGCCGCTTCCGTATCGGTTTTATTCTGAAGATCAACCCGACGCTTATATCCTGCGGCGCGGATCAGGCTGCTGGCCTGCTTCAGAAGCTTATCCGGCGCGATATCGTCCCATGCGTCCGGATCGACGCTTGAAATCGCGTTGAAAACATTCTGAGAAGCAATCCGCAGGATTGCTTCAGTGGCATCGAGGTTCGGGTATTTATCCATTTCCTCCATCATCATCTTCATGTTTTCCTGCGACATCTTCAGCATTTCCACACTGGCGAGGTATTTACTGGCATAGCGGCAGACCGACATTTGTGAAACGGAAACGTCGTGCTGGCTCAAATATTCGACGATTTCGCGGTACGACTGGCCGCTCAGAAGCATCTGCTCCACCGTGTTTTTTAGTCCTTCCGGGAGAGCGTCAATTTTACCGGAGCTTCGGTTTCTTTTCCTGCTCATCCCATCACGCCTTTACCATTTCATCATTAATTGCGCCGCCCAGCAGTCGAATGCCCACTGCGGTAACTTTCGCTTCCAGACGGGCATAATCATCATCCGCGATGTTGGCCGGCTCCTTAGAGGCAATATCCCGAAGCGCAATGTAGCCGGCTTCCGTTAAATAATTAATGCAGTCCAGATATTCCGTCTCGGACATTTCCGTGTCGAGGGCATACCGGACGTCCTTCAGCTTTTCATATTTGTGCCGAAGAATATTGACGGTACGCAACACTTTCCCGTTATTTTCGATAAAGCGACCGGCCCGCATTTTGCGAAGCATTTCGTTATTGTCCACGGTTAGCTCCTCCTTTTTGCATTTGATAGATCATGTCGTAGATGCGGTCGAGTTTTGCGTCGGTGGTCGCCTGAGTACGGTAGAAATCTTCCTTGAAAAGACACTTTTCTTTCAGCTCGTTGATATCTGCTGTGAGCTGCTTTATATCCCCGCGCGACTGGTCTTTATATTCCTTAAAATCGTCCTGAGTCACGTAGGTCTGTTTAATAACCTGAATATCCTTATCATTTTCGTCGGTTTTTGAAACCGTTCGTTTCAAAAAATAGCCAATAACTCCGAGGGCAAGGGTAACCAACGTTGTAACGATCCACCAGACTTCCGCACTCATGTTCCAATCCTCCGCGCATAAAAAAATAGGGCACAACCATGTATTACCATGATCATACCCTATTGATTTTGTTTTGACAAAACACGTTCTTCCCGGAAGTCCTTCTCGGAAGTTCTGCCGATTCTGTTATCAAAACAGGCTCGTCTGTCCTTCGATCCGTTTGAGATTGGCTGTAATTGCCCGGATGGTTCGGTCGCTCAGATTATATTTTTGTGATAGTTCCAGTTCATTGCGACCATTATACAACTTCCGGATTTCATTGTCACGCTTTTCTTTCACCAAGGTATCTTCCTGAAGAATTCGGATCTGGTTCCCGCCAAAGTTTCTCACAAGTTTCCGATAATTTTCAATACCGATCAATTCCGCGATGTCAAGCTGTTCTCCACTTAAATCGTCCATTGTGACGGTATCAAGCAGACTGCTCATTGCGCGTTCTCCCTTTCAGTTCGACGCTCAGCACTGGAATTATAGCCTTTCAAAATCTCGATCAGCTGGGAACCCTGCCGGTAATTAAGCCAGCGGAATGGCTGCTGCGCCGTGACATCCATCCGAAACTGGCGCTTGATAATTCCGCACAGCCGGACGCCTACCGTGGCGGAACTTGGCTTTTGGTCTCTCCCTGCAAGCGCGTACATCAGTTGCCAGACCTTTTTTTGCTGGCCCTCCGTCATTCCGGCGGTAACGCGAGTGCTTCCGCATTTTTTACGCCTTTTGGGCGGCGGGGAAAGATGGGATATTTTAACACGTTCTACCAGTTCGCGTTCCACCGCTTGAAATTCGCTATCGTCAAGCTGGCTTACATGTGTTTTCCCGGTCAGGCCGTAAACCAGCGAGTGAAGATCGTCATTCTTTACGATATTTAACACCGCGCCCAGCTTATATATCCGCTGAATTTGCTTCGATGTCATCACAACCGCCTCCCGAATTATTTTTCAATTTGGATTTTCGGCGTCTCTTCAACCACAATGGCACTGTTGATCGTGTCCAGCATTTCCTTCATTTCCCGTTCCGACCGTTTATTGATCTTTGCCAGCTGAAGGAAATTCTCCCATGTAGCGGCCTCAGCGATGAAATAAGCATACTGCTCCGCGTCGGCCCGGCTGAATCCGGCAATGGCCATAAGGCTTTTTACGTCTGTCTTGAAGTTGGCCCCTTTCAGCTTTTTCCCCAGCGCCGTTTTGGATTCCGCGTCGCAGGGAAGCTGTTGGATCACCTCTTCCACGGTCATTTTGGTATAGCTTTTCTGCCATAGGTTCACGAGCATCCGGGATGCCGGAGCTGAGAGCTTATATTTGATTTCCTCTGTTACGGCATCCGAATAGGCGCTGCCAAAGATCTCGCGGAAAAAGCTGGGATAAACCGGCTTCAGATTATTTGCCATCGTCGCCGTTACCCGGTTGGCGCTGGTACCGGAATAGGCCACTGTCTTCAGCTTCGTGTTCTTTAGGTCATTGTCGCAGAGCTTCAGAAAAAAACCTTCCAGCTCGTTCTGCTCCGCTTTCAGTTTTTCCATCTCATTTTTGATCTGGACGAGACGGTCAACCTTACTTTGAATCTCAGTGTGATCACAGTCCATATTTTTCACCCAGTTCCCGATATAGGGCCGCAGCGCATTTGCCGCAGATATCAATGCCACAGACGCGCTTCACATCCTCAATGCCACCGCAGAAGCGGCATGTGGGAACGTGTGGCTTAATTCGTATCCCGTCCGCGTCTGTTTCAAGGTCAACGGCCATGCCTGGCCGAAATCCCGTATCGACGCGCAGCTGCTTTGGAATTGTGATCCCGCTTTTCGACGTCAGCTTTTTTGATGCTTTCATGATTCAATCCTCCTGTTCAAATTTTGGGAAGCTTCCGAACCCGGTCGGTATGCCTATGTACCAGCGTAAGAATTTCCTTATCTTCACCGAGAACCAGCCAGTTGTCGGGATTTAGTCTCAGATTGGAGATGAGGATTTTTTGTTTCCGGGTCGGCCTTTTTCCGTGTCTCACGTCATCGCTTCCAATCGATAAATTTCCTCACTCTGCATTTCGCGGGCTTGTGACCGCCTTCGGCTGCATTAAGGAGGGGCTGGCAGCCCCTAACTGATTTTGATAAGCTCTATATTTTTGTTGTTGGAAATCAGGTGCCTTTTCAGAGCGCCAAAGGATGACCACTGCGGTGAATAACTTTCATATTCAAAATTATGGTGCTCTTTGGCAAGCTCCTTCTGTGTCCTTTTGGGCAGTTTCTTGAAGGACGCCTTTTCCTTCGCGTTCAAAAGAGAGTGTGCTTTTCTTACGCAAAAACGCCGGCGTTCTTCACAGTCTTCAGACAGCCACTTCCCTTGAAACTGACCGCCGACGTATACCATGATCATGTTCTTATAGATTCCCACACGCTCCAGAATTAAAGTGACATCGTATCCATCGGCCTTTAGGCGGACAGGGGAGAAAAAATTTTTGAGGGCTTCCTCGGCCCGTTTCCATTCCTCTTTGGTCATGACAGCGGCCTCCTTATTCCTGATCAGGCGGCGTAACCTGTGGTCGCATGATCGTACTTGACAGATATGTTTGCGTCAGTTGAAGGGCTTGCACTGCTGTAAAACCCCGTTGTACCGACGTGGAATAAAATACCCAGCTCATTTCCGCCATGGCTCCGATGGCCTTTATCACTTCATCGGCAGTCGGTTGATTATTCATCATCAGCTCACCCGCCCTAGCTTCTCCACATCGAAACAGTCATGATAGCCTTTTAGCATTACCACCAGACGGCGGCATAAAGTAAACGGTATGCTTTCCACAGTCCAAACGATGCCCTGATGCTTTCGGGCCTCCGGGCAATTAATCATAATTACCTGATCGCCGGGCTTCAGATCGCATTGTTCTGATGACCGGCGGAGATTGCGGGCCAAATTCTGATAACTCATCTTCATTCTCCTCTTCTGAAATTTTGTAGACTTTTGCGGGGATACCATGAAAGGCGTAGGTTTTCCGGTGTTCATGGAGCGCCCGGCATAATACGCTGGGCCAGCAATTGCAGATTTTAGCCAAGGAGCATAGAGAATCAGCCACGGCCAGCGGCAATTCATATTCAGTAGTATCTGAAATCAAATACAGCATACTAAGCGCCCCCTGTTTCCTCCGGATGTGATTTTGGGCGGCGTGGTTGGAGGACAAAAACCGCGTCGCCTGAAACCCCACTCTGCATTTATGCGGGCTTGTGACCGCCTTCGGCTGCATTAGGGACGGGGCCGCCGCCCCTAACGGATTCTGATTACCATAAGGGGCGGCCCCTTGCCAGATTGCTGTGCATTTTCCGCTGGAATCGAGTGCTTTTTTCATGCTGCGCCGACCGGTATTCTTCATCTGCTTGCTTGACTTTATCGATCTCCGCTTTCCTTGCATCTCTTCAGCCTTCCAGTTTTTCCATGACGGGCATCTGGAATGGCATCCTATGTACCGGTAGGTGCAATCTTTGCAAGGCGGCGAATAGCTCACTGCTTGATTGCCGCGCGTTCGGCGGCGACGAAGGCCCGGAGGCCCTCAATTGACGGAACCTTTTTCCAAAGCCGGCAGAGTGATAAATACGCTTCCAATTCTTTTACGGTCATAAACGGTTCCTCCTTCAGTACGCTATAATTTTCATGGCTTTAGCCATTTCCATAAGTCCCTGATAGGTGGTGTTCTCATTGTCCTTGGCGTTACTATACAGATTGACCGCGCCCCGGATTCCCTGCTCGCTGCGGGCGACAGTATGAAGGAACTCAATTTCCTTTTTCTGTTTCGCATTGTCCAGCGCTGGAAACAGCATTTTAATATCGTCTTTAGTAACTTCCAGTGTTCTGCGGATATTGACCAGCTTGGTACGGTTGCGGATTTGTGCGAACGCCGGGCGGCTGCGCCCGTTAGTAACGGTTTCCGGATTGCCGATTAAAGTAACGCCTAACTCCGGGTTATTGTCGGTAAAGGCCCGGATAGCTTCGACGGTCTTTATAGGAAGATGCTGGGCCTCATCGATAATCAGCACCTTGCGACCCCCGCGCAGAGCTTCATCTATTTCCATCCACATATCGTCTTTTCTGCCGGTCGGCAGTTTTAATTGTCTGCAAAGGAGTTTTAAAAAGGCGTTTAAGCTGGATACACAGGGGTTTACTGTGATGTACACCGCGCTGCCCGGATACTCGGCGGCGTATTTCAGGGCCGCTTTGGTTTTTCCGATTCCGGCGTCGCCGCACTCATCGGCAAGGCCGCCCTTCAGGTGACACATCCGGATGGTTGCATAGACGCCTTCGGAAATCGACGTGGGGACGTAGTCCGGGGAAACATACAACGTTTTTGCCTCGGCTTTCAAATTGAAAAATTCACGCAGCCGATTTTCAAATTTCTCCACGTCGCCGTTATAAGTGCCTTTGCGGTAAGTGCTGAGGGTACCGGTGCTGTAGCCGATATCATTTGCTGCTTTGGACTGGCTGCCGACCTCCGCGATGTAACCCTCCAGCTTTTTCTGAAGTTCAGGATTGTACTGCTTCATACATCTGCCCCTTTCTTTTCGTTGTTTCTAATCATTCGGGATATATCGACAATGGGGATTTCTTCCCCGCCGGAAGCAACTTTTTCTTCCCGCCGCTCGTTCGTGGTGACCATTTCAACGATGTGATCATCCGCGTTGGACGGGAGCAGCAGCCCTGTGGCGCTGCGTTTGGCCGCCCGGACATATACGTCAAGCAGATTGATATGCCCATACTGAGATACCACCAGTTCGCGCCGAACGTCCGCCGCGTCCTGTACTTTGCGCTTGAGGCGGCGCTTTTCGTGCATCGCGTTCCGGACGCCCTCCTTGTCAGCACCATAGGACAGTTGCATGTCGGTGCGGAGCGGGGCCGTCATGATGAATTTTTCTTCCTCATCGTAAATTCGGACTTCATCCAGATTTTCGGGGTCGTATCGGAGGAAAACCTTTTTCCCGGTAAAATTGATAATCAATTCATCATTGAAATAATAGAGACGTTCTCCGCAGATCGTAAGGTATACGCCGTTTTTCCCGACCGTCTGCAGCCGGGCGCTGCGCATCATCATCAGGTTTAGGTCTTCGGTAGCTGCGCGGCGAATGGCTTTCGGTAAACGCTCTTGATACACCTGTAGCTTGGTTTTGCCCTTGTCGGCTACAACTTTGCCGTTGTAAGGCTGCTGATTGAAGTAACCGTCAATCATATCGTTCACGACCTGAATCAGTTCGCCGTCTGTCGGAATCTGCCCGGCTTTCAGCTTGTGCTTCAGCTTTTCCGGTTTTGCCACCACATTGGAACCGCAATATGTATCAAACAGCCGGCTTAGAAAAGTAAAATTTCGGAATTCGCGCTCGATTATTTTAGCCTGTGCGTTCCGAGGAATTGCGTTGGTCATCTGGATGCCAAGGCGCGTGAGAATCGGTGTGGGAAGCTGAATCTTGACTTTCTTCTTTTTCGTTCGATGGCCGGTGCCACCGATGTCAATATTCAAATACTCTCGGCCATTATCAACGTAAATGTATTTTGGAAGTCCGTATCGCATAATTGCTTTTCGCAGTGCGGCCAGCGTACTGTCGGAACTTGGATTCTCCGTGACAACCCAACCGACGTAAATTCCGCTTCGGGCATCGATGAACGCTGAAAGCGTCATGCGGTGCCGCTGTTCCAGCCCATCCTCGGAAAGGGTAATAACATCAATGGTGTGTCCGTCTGCGATCCAGTAGTCATTGGAAGCCATATCATCGTAAAAGCGGTCAACAAAAATTCCATAGCGGTCGTTATAGGCTTTTTCACCTTCGCGGGCCAGCGTGGCGACCGGCTTTGAAAACGTTTTGGTCATTCGGTAAAAGGTATCGTAGGAAGGCATTTGCGGGAGCAGCTCCGGGCGTTCTTCCTGCACGATAAGCCGTGTGGCCTCTTCGCATTTGCTGACTGGCAGCGCCCGTTCGTCCAAATATACATAGAAGAATATATTCTTGATTTCATCCGGAACACTTGATGTCCCCTTTTTCCATTGCCCGCGCTTATCGACTAAGCCATCCAGATCGTTTTGTTGAAGTGCCTTCCGTTTCCGGTACAAAATATCCTTGGAAATGTTGACGTCAGGATTCTTCTGCTGATATTGGCTGACAAATTCGGCGTCGGCCTCGGCTTTGGAACCGGTAAATTCATTTCGGAAATTCTGCCAGTCTGAAAGGATGTTTTCCCACAGTTCAATTTCTTTCCGTTGTTCCGCTGTGAATTTTTCCAACGGCTTAGGTTTTGGAAGAATTTCCTTCTTTGCCTTGCGTAGCGGTTCGGGAACCTCTCCATATTTCTGCTTATAGTATTTGGATTGAAGCCTTGGTTCAAGGGCATCTAAAGGGATAAGATACATTTTGCGATTTCGATTATTGGTCGTCGTTTGGCTCATTAACGAACCATTTAGCGCCAATGCCTTTATATATCGATCACTACATCCCTTGAGTTGAGCAACTTCTTTTACTGTAAGAAGTTCCAATCTATTCACCTGCCTTTCGGCTGATAATCATTGTTTAGCCTGCCATCATCGGCTGCAGGCGGCTATCCCTGCAGGACGGGGCCGCGCCCCGTTTCGGCTGTGTTTGTGCTATAATTGGAAAAAAAGGAGATGATATATCATGCAAGCCACTTCAAAAGAAATAGCAAAACGGCTGGAGAAAATTTACAAAGAGAAAATTTGCTTTTATGACAAATACAAGGAAATCTGCGCTGGGTGTAATAGATGGTTCTCATCTGCGTTCGATAGCCCGAAAGAATTTCAGGAAAAACACCTTACAACTGATTCTTCATTTGTGAATATTCTCGCTTCGTGCCTAAAAAGTAAACGCCGGATGTTGGATTTCCTTTGTGTGTGTAACCCGTGGGCGTTGTGGCATTTTGATATTTCAATGCGTGAATCAATACAAAGACTGAAAAGTGAAGGGGATAAGTCCAGCTACTCAATGCCGACGTCTGATGTTCATTTCCTTAAGAATTTTTCTCTGTTTATCGGGAGAAGCGGTAAAAAGTAAGATGCTCAGGTATTCCCGCTTTCTAGCAAATTCACTGTTTGTAAGATACTTCGCCGGCTGTGGCCGTTCCTGAATTTCCGCTTCAGGGGCGGCTTCCTTTTTTGGGGCATTTGCCATACGTTCATTCCTTTTGCAAATCGGCTGATACGGATTACCCATAATAATTCCTTTCTGCCCTGCCATCATCGGCACAGGTGGGGCGGTTCCTGTGGACGGCCCGCAGGCCGTTTCGGCTGCATTTCCAGAAAATCATGTTCTGTGTTTACAAATCTTTTCCGCTCTGGTACCCTTGTCGGGCCAGTGACCGCCGGTACTGTAATTCCAGCAGATCAGGCCGTGTTCATCCTGCCTCGTGCCGTGCGCGACAAGCATCCATCCATCGCTGACACGCTCCATCAGAGTGCCGGACTCTGTTTTACCAAGGCATTTATACTGGTCTCCGTTGGACTGGTCATAGACGGTTCCTGCCGTCAGTTCCACATAACTGTCCATTCAGTTTCTCCTTTCTGCCGTTTGGGCGGCTCTCAGGATCACACGCTGCGCGACTCTGAATACTTTTCACCGAAAATTTGTTCAATTTTGGCGATATCCTCATCACTGAAACGCCGTTCCCCGTGAATTTTTGCGGAAAGATTCTGCGGATGGATGCCCAGGTTCTTAGCGACGGTTCGAAGCTCGATTTCCTTATGTAGCGATTGGTCTTTCATCCACATGCCGAACGGCGTTACGGGGCGCGCTCTGCCTTTTTTCACTGCGTTTCACCTCCTATTGCAAAAGCGTTAAATTATCACTAATTTCGATAGACTATAACGGTTTTCTGTGCTATCATTTAGCTGTGTTATTAATAATCTAAAATTATTATATTGCGATAATTTCGCAATGTCAAGCTATTATACGATAATTTCGCAAATAATTTGCGAGGAGGTAGAACTTTGGATCTCGTAGATCGGATTACTAAAGTTGTTAAGGAAAATAAGATTTCAGGAACACGGTTTGGGAAAATTATAGGCTTAAGCAAAAGCCCATTGACAGATTGGAAAAATGGAAAGTCTAAACCTACGCTTGATCAAATTATAAAAATTTGCGATTATTTCTCAATTTCTTCCGATGAAATCCTGTTTGGGAAAAAACAGCAATCGTGCATATCTGATGCAGAGAAATCTTTGCTGGAGGACTTTAAAAAGCTGGATAAACGGGAACAGCAAATTGTACTTGGCAAAATTTCCGAGATGATTTATAATAAAAAAATGGAAGAAAGTTCCGAAAAACTCTCTCCCAAAGTACTATGGGATTTACTTGCTGATCCAGATCATAAAGATGCGGTAGTTTCCAAGCACGACAACGATTAATTTTTTTACTGCAAATGATTAGCAGTAATCATTAAGGAGGATATTTATGGGCTTATTTAAAAATAGAAAAGTCGCAGAAAGGGAAATGCAGAATTACAATTATAAAATTAAATTGATGTATAGCGATGGCATTCCTGAACTTTCTGAGAATACCAGCTGTGAGATTGTCCTTATGGATAGCAAAATTGTAATAAATCCAGTTGCAGGGCCAGAACGGAATATCTCCCTTTCCCTTGCACAGATTAACAGCGTAAATATTCTACCGTGGGGAGAATATGCTTTAAAATACTTGCACACTAATATCACCATTCCCAAAAACTCCCCCGGACGTACATACCTTGTTATTAATTTCATTTCATCTGAAAATATTCAAAAATCAATTAGCTTTTGGGGCGCAATGCAATTGCTGAAAATTCAAAATTTTTCTGAAAAAACAATGAATCAAGTACCTGAAAAAAACATCCAACTATAAATGACTATTTATACATAAAAAGTAATTTTTATACGCTTTTATTCAGAACACTTTATTTAATTCCATATTGTATATATAGCCGTACAAACTCGCATGGAATCTAAATGGGAAGCATTTCCCATCAGTTTATCAATTTCCTTCCTATATTCCTATTAAAATCTCATGATAGATTTCACATCACTTTATAACGTTACAAAAGCAGAATTTAAAAGGAAACTAAACTTTTAAAACAAATAAGAACCCCTTAAATAGCGCCATTTTCGGGCGTTTTCAAGGGGTTTTTTTACGCTTTTTAAAGGCATTTTTAAAGGCTTTAAAAGTCAAATTTAAAGAATTTCGGGTCTGCTGATAAAATTGACATATTGGAATAAATACTCTTGATTTGGTTTGCATACTATTTACAAAATTTCTTGTTTTTCACACGTACAAACACTTTTTAACGCCCTAAAAACGCCGGTCTAAAGCCATTTTTCAAGTTTTAACGGCTTTTCACGGTTTTTCCCATCCCTCTCGGTTCTTTTTGTATTCTCTATGAAAACTCACAACCGTGTGCAACATGGACTATAAGGGTCTTTTTGCCCAGCATGAGCGTACCGGGGCTGACATTACCCTTGCCTGCCGCTTCGGCAGAGTACCCCAAAATATGCCGGAGCCTGTCACTGTGGACGTTGGCCCTGATACGCGCGTCCGCGGCATGGGCCTTTATACACCGCCGCCGCAAAGCAAAGCATACTACAGCGCCGGTATCATGCTTATAAGGCGCACGCTCCTTATGCAGCTTGTGGCAGACTGCATAAGCCGCAGTATTTACAGCTTTAACGACGGGCTGCTCTTAAGGAATTTTTCACGTTTAAAGACCTGTGCTTACACGCTGCACGGATTTTCAAAAAGCATTTACTCTGAAAAAGACTACTTCGAAGCGAATATGTCCGTTTTAAACGAAAACGCGCGCAGCTGCCTTTTTAACTGCGGGCGTCCGGTTTACACTAAAACATCAGACTATATGCCGACACGTTACATTAACGGCTGCCGCACTGTAAATTCACTCGTGGGCGACGGGTGCCTCGTGGAAGGTGCCGTTGAAAACAGCCTGCTTTTCAGCGGGGTGCGCGTTGAAAAAGGCGCCAGCGTCAAAAACTGCATTGTCATGCCGGAAAGCATCATAAAAGAAAACTGCCGCCTTAACTATGCTATAGCCCGCAGCGCCAACGACGGAAGCGGTTTTTCCAACCTTGAAGTCCGCCATCTGCCCATGCCGCCAATGGCGGCCGTTAAAAGCATTAAGGCCGCGGCGCCTGTACGCGCCGGAGTTTTGGCCATATAACAGCCTGTGCCGCGCCTTACTTAATTTAAGTTTTAAACCGTGTAAATTTATTTTATTATTTTAACATCCAATCTATTGCCATATCGCATAAGACAGGGTATAATAATATTATGCAAAGAGGCATGCCGATTTATGTCGGTATGCCTCTTTTTGTATTTTTCCCATTTAAGGTGCAACTGTGACGAGGTGATTACTATGGACAAAATAGATGCCGCGCTTATATCGGCATTGCAGGACAACGCGCGTTCGCCCATAAAAGTTCTGGCAAAAAAGGTTTTCCTTTCGTCGCCGGCCGTTTCGGCAAGGATAGAAAAGCTTGAAAAGCAAGGGCTGATAAACGGCTACCACGCAAGCATTAACCAGTATAAACTCGGCTACCACATAAAGGCGTTTATAAACCTGCAGATGACTCCTAACCAAAAAAAAGATTTTTACCCCTTTATACGTTCATGCCCGAACGTAATAGAATGTAACTGCGTAACCGGAAATTACTCCATGCTTATAAAAGTCGCGTACCACAGTACTATGGAACTCGATGAATTTATCGGCCGCCTGCAAAAATTCGGCAATACCGATACGCAAATTGTTTTTTCCACACCGGTGGAACCGCGCGGGATTAAAGTGCTGGGAGATGATAAACCTGTGCTCTGCGGCAAAAAGGCACGGCTTTAGTTTTTCTGAGCCGTGCCTCTTACTGCTTCATGTCACATACAGTCAGGGGAGAATTAAAGTTTCTCCCGCGTAAATTGTATCAGGGTTTTTCATACTATTTTTATTAAGGTTATAAATCAGCATATATTTGCTGCCTGACCCAAGTTTTTCTTTTGCTATTTTCCAAAGGGTATCACCCTTTTTGACTACATATGTCTTTTCATTTTCTCCTGACGACGGTGACGACATATTTACCGCTTTAATATCATCAAAATACATTACGGAATCAACGCTTACGTCTGAGCCTATTGTGTTGCACCAAATGCCGAACTTCGTTACTTTGGACGGATCAAATTTGCCTTTATTTTTGCCTACAAATTTACTAAACGGCAGTGTTAATACCTTAGCTTCTGTTGTTGCTGCAAATTCCGGCAGGTGTACTTCAAAGTCCTCTCCGCCAGACGTAATCTGTATGACCAGCTTTTGCCCTTTGCCATCAGGCTTGCAGTAAAGTTGAACGGCGTCATATTGCGACCAGTCGACAGCCTTATCGACTGTTATGCCTGCATATCCCTCCGGTATTTTTTCAGTGTTGATTTTGTAAGCGAATGCGAGACCGTACTGTCCCCCGCTGCGGTATTTCGTACTTAAGGCTGGAGACACACTGCATCCCGAGCCAGAATTACAGCTCCATTTTAACTTTAATAAATCCCCGCTTCCGCCGTACGACTCAAAGTCGTCCACTACATCAGCTTTATCGGCAGTTTCCGGTATATTGAAAATTATGTTTATTTTATCATAAGTCGTGCCGGCAATGCTGAGGCTTATAGAGCCATAAGTCTTACCTGCCTTATCCAAGATTTCTTGTGTTATTTCTGAAGAAAAATCACCGTTTTGTTCCTGCCCCTTAAGGTCGGCTATTGTAGTCCCGTCATTGTTTTTTATAATAAAGTCCACGTCGGTTCCAAACGGCGCGTTAACAGATGCCGTTATGTGCGATGGTGCGCTTATAATTCTTCCTCCTGACACAGGCTCCTTTATGTATCCTGAGATATTTCCGCCGGTGTTTGTGTTGTTTGCGATTATACCGGCATAATCGCCTATTCCGTCAGCAAAGACCGAGTTCTCAGCATTGTAAAAATCAGTAAAATTGTCTATCATTTCATGGCCTTTTGTACTGCTCACCATGTATGGCTGAAAAAAACCATCTTTCTCATTAAAATTAGCCCACGTCATAAAATATGCTATGTTTTTGCCTTCTATGGTTTTAAGTACCCTGTTGAACCAGTCCTTGTCAGCGTTATTAGAAACAGACATGAAACTTCCATTAGACATAAGCCCTGTCTCCGCCACCGCAGAAAGCTTAGAATGTTTTTCGGCTAAGCCGGATACTACATCCGCGGTTTTCGAAAATGATGAAAACCATTTACCGGTCTTATCATTTTCAGTGTCATAATAATCAAACGCCAGTACGTCTACGTAATTGTCGCCGGGGTATGTAGCTAAGTAGGACTCTTCCGTTTCAAATGGCCCGTTTGGTGAATATACATAAATAAAATTATGCACTGCTTTTACATCACGCAGATAGTTAACCGTGTACCTGTATGCATCTTTGAAAGCAGCGCCATCGCAGTGGCCGGCTCCCCACCAAAACCAGCTGCCATTGTTTTCATGGAATGGCCTGAACAGCACTGGCACGTCAGCCGCGGCTAAGTCGCCTGCATACTGTGCTACCATATCCAAGTAGCCTGTATATACATCGTTAAGATCACCGCCAGGCAAAATGCGGTTTACAACATTTCCGCTCGTATCGTTAGGAGTATACCCCGTGTAATCATACTTGCCGTTTTTCTTGCCTTTCTTTTTAACGCCGGCAAAATTCGGCATATGCGCCGACAAAGTTACTACCGCTCCTTCTTTTGCCGCGCTGATTGAAACGGCAGCCGTCTGGGTAACTGTGTCTTTATACGGTGCCTTAAGCTCTAATTCGGCGCCTGTCATAGCAAGGCCGTCAATACCGAAGACACCGGCTATGGAGCCTGTAACATCCTTAGTATCTGAGTTTGTCCCGCTGTCCCTAAGGACGGTCTTTTGCGTAGTGTCATCCTGATGCCCATATATTACATAGTTCGATTTAGCTATACCTTTTAAATAGGCATACAATTTTACCGTTTTTTCAGTCGCATGTGCATCTACTAGATTTACACTTTTAGGTAAGTCTGTCAGTGTCTCCGGCGTTATAACGGTTTGTTTAACTGGCAATATACTTCGCTCTGCATAAGTGTCACTCGTCTGTTCAGCCGCGTTGCATTGAAAGCTGAACGGTACAGCCGCCAACATAGAGGTAGCTAATAATGAAGCCATGAATTTTCTTCCTAAAGATTTATTCATACCTTTAACTCCGCCCTTTCTCGTAATAAGCAATTACTATTTTACGGCTTTTTATAAAAAATTTTCCACCTATGGCATATACAGCACCACACTTATAGTGTTTTGAGAAAGGTTTAATATTATAATAAAAACTACTTCAGCTGCTGCTTTCAACTTATCATATATAGTTTAATCAAGAAAATATTAATGACGCAAGGTAAAACGGTACAGCGTTGTTTTCATCAACGTCGGTTAACGTTATTTTTACCGTATG